CACCACCGAGATCTACACTGAAGAGAACACTCTTTCCCTACACGACGCTCTTCCGATCTGTGTTTGAGGCATCTACCGGTTGCGCAACACTACATAAAGGACTGTGAGGCAGATGATGTAATTGGTTACCTCGCGAGATACAAGTTCAAGGACTCCGAGGTTATCATCGTGTCATCAGACAAAGACTTTTACCAGCTGATTGATGACCGAGTCACGGTTTGGTCTCCAAACCAAAGAAAAATAATTGGTAAATCTGACGTTCTAGAAAAGATGCATTCGCTTCCGTCAAACATGTCGGTTGTAAGAGCTTGCGTCGGAGATTCTAGTGATAACATTGGTGGTGTGAAAAGGGTTGGTCTAAAAAGTTTGTCAAACCGAGTCGAGATTTTGCGGTCAGTTGAGAATGTTAGCTTGGACGATTTATTTATAGAGTGCCAAGAACGAGCAAAGACGTCGAAGCTGCAAATCTATGCGAGCATTCTGGAAAATAAAGATCTCATCAGGCGCAACTTCAAACTCATGCATCTCGACGTTTCAAACTTGGCAGGCGATCAAATACAGAAAATTGAAGGAAGCTTAGAGATCTATGAGAAGTCATACAACAAAATTGCATTCTTGAGCTGTCTTAAAAAATTTGGTTTGGTAAACTATGACCCTTCGCGGTTATTCTTGTCCATGAACATTCTCAATAGGCGGTAAAAATGCAGGCAGAAAAGGTAGAACTACACGGGCACAATTCGTGCTTCTCACACTACGGAAAACCATTTCAAGAAAAGATCTTCCAGGGTCTTCTCATGGATAGAGAATGGGCTTCGCAGATGTACGAGGTCATGCTTCCGGAGTTCTTTGATCTCAATTATCTGAACTATCTGACGAAGTTGTACTTCAAGTACTATTCCCAGTACAAGGCGTTTCCTACGCTTCAGCTTCTCATCACGATCATCAAGGAAGACCTTAGCGAGGGAAACGATGTAATTCTGAGAGATCAGATTGTTGAGTTCCTTCATCGTCTCAAGTCGAATCCCCATCCGGGAGATATCGGTTACGTCAAGGACAAGACTCTAGATTTTTGCAAGCGTCAAGCTTTCAAGGATGCTTTGCACAAGGCCGTTGAACTGATCCAAACAGATCGTTTCGACAGCGTCATCGAACTGATGAAGGATGCCGTTGCGGTAGGTATGCCGCATTCTATCGGCCATGATTTCTTTGAGGACATTGAGGCTCGCTTTGTAAAGGCACACCGTATTCCTTGCCCAACCGGACTTAAAAAGCTCGATGCTCCAGACATCTTTGACGGCGGCCTCGGTCGAGGTGAGATCGGTGTCGTTACTGCAAATACCGGAGTTGGAAAGTCTCACTACCTTGTTGCCATGGGAGCGAACGCTCTTAGGCACGGCAAGAATGTGCTTCACTACACGTTTGAGTTGACCGAGACAGCAGTTGGACGTCGGTATGATGCAAACCTAACCGGAATTGATGTCAATGATTTGATTGCCTCAAAGAAGAGAGTTCTCGATTTCTACGAGAATGAAGAGCTAGGCCGACTGATCATCAAGGAATATCCAACAGGGTCCGCTAGCGTCATCACGATTAGGAATCACGTTGAGAAGCTTTCTCTAAAAGGATTTAAGCCAAGCCTCATTGTGATTGATTATGCCGACATCATGAAGTCTACCAAGTCTTACGACTCGCTAAGGCATGAGCTCAAGTTAGTCTACGAAGAGCTTCGTAACCTCGCAATGGAAATGAACGTTCCCATCTGGACTGCGAGTCAAGCAAACAGGGATTCCGCAAATAGCGATATCGTTGGCCTTGAAAACATGTCTGAAGCCTACGGAAAGGCAATGGTTGCAGACGTTGTTGTGTCACTGAGTAGAAAGGCCATGGAAAAGTCGACTGGGCATGGTCGTCTATACATCGCGAAGAACAGAGCTGGCCGTGACGGAATCCTGTTCCCGATGAACATCAATACAGCGCAATCGAGAATCACACTGCTAGACGAGTCTGAACTGACACTAAATGAAGCTGTGAATCAAGATAGCAATGCAGAAAAGAACCTGCTTCGTAAAAAGTGGCGGGAAGTTACCAACAAACTAGCAAACGGAGAAGAGTAATGGAAATCGCGTCAAAGATTCTATCTGACGTAACAGTTCATATGAAGTATGCACGCTATGATTCTGAAAAGTTTCGACGCGAGACTTTTGAGGAGATCGTTGAAAGAAACGTTGCCATGCACGTCAAGAAGCACCCAGAGTTGAAGGAAGAGATCGAAGAGGCGTACAGGTTTGTCTACGATCGAAAGGTTCTTCCTTCTATGAGATCGATGCAGTTCGGCGGAAAGCCCATCGAGGTTGCTCCAAACCGAATCTACAACTGCGCCTACATGCCAATTGACGACGCTAGGGCATTTTCTGAAGCTATGTTTCTTCTCTTGGGAGGAACCGGAGTCGGGTATTCAGTTCAGGCCCACCACGTGGAAAAGCTTCCGGAGATCAGCCTTCCAAACTTAAACCGTACTCGTCGTTTTCTCGTTGGAGATTCCATCGAAGGATGGGCAGACGCAGTCAAGGCACTTCTTCATTCTTACTTCAAGGGCACTTCCAAGCTCAGGTTCGACTTCTCCGACATTCGACCAAAGGGAGCACGACTCGTAACGAGTGGTGGCAAAGCTCCAGGTTCGCAGCCTCTCAAGGAATGCCTGGTAAAGGTTGAGGGCATTCTGGCTTCTAAGCAGACTGGCGACAAGCTTACTCCGATTGAGTGCCATGACATCATGTGCCACATTGCCGATGCTGTGCTTGCGGGAGGAATCCGCCGCGCTGCACTTATTTGCCTGTTCTCGGCTGATGATGAGGAAATGATTTCGTGCAAGTCTGGCAACTGGTGGGAGACAAACCCTCAGCGTGGGCGAGCCAACAACTCTGCTGTGCTTTTGCGCCATCGGATCGATCGCGATTACTTTAACGATCTATGGGAGCGTATCCGAGCTTCCGGCGCCGGAGAACCAGGGATCTACCTTTCTCATGATAAGGACTGGGGAACAAACCCTTGTTGCGAGATCGCACTCAGGCCAAACCAGTTCTGCAATCTCACCGAGATCAACGTTTCCAACGTCGATAGCCAGGAAGAATATGAGGCCCGCGTTCGCGCAGCTACGTTTATTGGAACACTTCAAACATCTTACACCGACTTTCACTATTTGAGACCTGTTTGGCAACGCAACACTGAGAAGGATGCTCTCATCGGTGTTTCAATGACCGGCATTGCTTCTGGCCATGTGTTGAATCTTGACATGAAGGCAGGTGCAAAAATTGTAAAGGAAGAGAACGCTCGCGTGGCAGCATTGCTGGGAGTCAACCCTGCAGCCCGAACCACGTGCGTCAAGCCCGCGGGAACAACCTCCCTAACGCTAGGAACTTCTTCAGGCATTCACGCCTGGCACAACGATTACTACATCCGCCGTCTTCGCGTAGGAAAGAACGAGGCAATCTACAACTACCTGGTCCAGTTCCATCCAGAGCTCATCGAAGATGAATTCTTCCGACCACATGACACTGCGGTCATCTCCGCCCCTCAGAAGGCGCCTGATGGTGCAATCCTACGATCTGAAACGGCCCTAGAATTGCTTGAGAGAGTTAAGCGAGTTAGCGTAGACTGGATTCGCAACGGACATCGAAAAGGCCAGAATACCCACAACGTCTCGGCAACGATTAACATCAAGGAACATGAGTGGGACGAAGTTCGTGACTGGATGTGGGAAAACCGTGAACACTACAACGGTCTTTCGGTTCTTCCATCTTCAGATCACACCTACAAGCAGGCTCCCTTCGAGGATTGCGATAAGGAGACTTACGATCGGCTGATGGAAAGCATGAAGAATGTTGACCTTACAAACGTCATTGAAATGGAAGACAACACGGAGTTGACTGATCAGGCTGCATGTGCTGGCGGTGCTTGCGAAATCATCTAAGTTGGATGATATTTATAAGCGAACAAGTCAGGAACCTGCAGAATGAAAGTGTTTCAGAATGTAAAACAGATACTCGTTTACTCAGACAGCGAGCTAACCGAGTTCATGTTGGTCTTGGTTCTAATTTTCATTGACCCTATGCGATCCCACGTTTTCTGCTGCTCACCAACAATTTGGTCAGCAGTGGGAGTTACGTCTGGGATCGTGCTCTTTATGGGGCTCCTGTTCGAGAAACTAAGGGTTAGACAAGCTGGCTTGCTTATGGCAATTGCTTTTTTTACTGCCGCAAGCATGATTGAGTTTAATCACGGTCACTGGAACTATCCTGATCATGGAACATATCTCGTTCAGGCTCTTGTATCCATATTCTTATGGCTTAGAGATGATAAAGAAAGATTAGTTATGGCAACGAAAAGGAGAATGAAAAATGGAACAGAGTGACATCGTCACACTTCTCGTGGCCGTTGTCGGTACTCTCGGCGGCGCGTCAGCGTGGCAATTCTACCAGAAGCGGCTTGAAATCAAGGCTGCATCTGAAGAGAAAGATAAAGCGCAGCAACACGTTTACCGTGATGACCTGCGCGAACGCGTTGCAGTTTTAGAAGCTAAGTTAGACACATCGAGAAATGAAAGGGACGACCTACTAGAAAAGCTGAGAGTTCTTGCGGAAGAGACCGCTGCGCTCAGGGTCGAAGTTCAGTTTCTGAGGGAGGAGAGAGAAAAGTTAACTGCCCTGGTTGAGAAGCTGAGCATGAAAGATGATTCTAAGAGTTAATTTTTTTCGTGTTGCTCTAATTGCAGCTAGCTTAAATGCTATTTTGACATTTTGCCAAAGAGCAATTCTTAAGCAGACCGAACTCAGTTCCGCCGTTTCAGATTTTGTTTCGTCGGCTTCTCTGGCGGAATACGTCCTTTTCGTGCTCCTTATCTCGGTTGTCATTCCGGTAGGCGAGGAAATAATCTTCAGAGGACTACTGTGGAAGTTCGTAAAGAAGTTTGCCTCTGAAAGCAAGGTAGCTTGGTTTGTTGCTGTCCTGTTCGCCTTTGTTCATCCTCTCGAGTCGGCAGTTTTTCTGTTTCCATTTTCTGTATATTTGAGTCACCTAAGGTATACTACAGAGTCGGTGAGAGCTGGCATTGTTGCGCACATCGCGTTTAACACGGCCGGTCTCGTTTTCCCCTCGGTGGTAAATTGGATTCTTACGTAGCGCCAGTTTCTCCTCATGACCTCATACAGGAACACTATCCGGGAGACGAGTACAAAATTCTTGTTTGCTGCATTCTCTTGAACCAAACCAGGAGGAAGCAGCTTGACAAGATCGTCGACGAGTTTTTTGATAAGTGGCCAACAGCAGAAAGTATTCTTTGTGCTGATCACGAAAGCTTAGTTGAGATGATGCGGCCACTAGGTTTCTACAATCGAAGAGCAAAATCTCTAAAGAAGTTTGCAGAACAGTACATCGCTGGCAATTGGAATATTGCCAGCGATCTTCACGGTTGTGGAAAATACGCCAACGACGCCTGGATGATTTTCATTAAAGGCAGAGCCCACGAGGTTTCGCCAGAAGATCATGCGCTAAATCATTACCATAGCTGGTTTATCAGCAACCACAAAAGTGTATAATCACGAAAAGGAGATGACATGACTAAGATTACCCTAGGTGACCCGGCCATTGCAGAAATTGCACGACTCGTTCAGCTTGCAATTCTCACAGGGACGGATGTAACCGACCAACTTCGAACGCTTTCGCTTACCGTAGAGAACGATGTTCTTTACCCACATCCTGATTTCACCGATTACATTGAGTCGTCAATCAACAGGCTTCTTCAAGATGCTGAGACGATTCAGGCAGAGGCTTGAGCTTCAGCAACGGTGATCTCGTGATCTGCCGGGCACCTTTCATGATGTTCTTCGATTCAGAAGATGAACAGCTGATGCTCGCGCCGGCCCAATTACAGCCAGGGGATGTTGGAATATGCGTTGAGTCTTCCAAGTATGGTGAAATAGCTTTCATGTTTGGTAACGCAATTTTGTATCACCTTGAAAACGATTTTGATTTTAGCGTTAACAGGATTGAGGACTGTATTGAAATTTGCTCTTAGTCATGACTGCTGAAATCGTTCTTGAAACTAGTTGCTCGTCTTGAAAAAGGCGGGCAATTTTATTATGATGGACCAAAGAGAGGTATCGATATGAGCAAAGTTCCTTCTAGGTTTGTTGGCTTGCATGCGCATTCCGGCTTTTCAACGTTTGACGGCCTAGGATATCCGCAGGAGCACATTGACTTTGTTCGAGAGAATGGAATGGACGCGTGGTCGTTGACTGATCACGGTCACATGAATGGTTTTGCTCATGCATACCTGCATTCCGAGAAGCTAAACTCGAAGGGCGCAAACTTCAAGTTCATTCCTGGGTGTGAGATGTATGTGCATCCAGATCTCACGGCTTGGAACCTTGATTACGAAATCAAGAGGGCGGCTAAGCGAGGAGACGCATCGGCGCTTGCCAAGCTCCGTCGCATGCGTGAGGAGCTGGTAACTCCGCTGAAGGTTCAGACTGACGAAGACGATGAGATCGTTGACATTGCAATCGAGGAAGCCGGCCTTACGGTTGAGAATGAGGAAGAGACTAAGTCCGGTAAGTTCTACGATCCTATCAAGCGGCGGCATCATCTCGTTGTATTGCCAAAGACCTCTGTTGGCCTCGAGAGACTATTTGGCCTTGTTAGTCGTGGTTACTCAGAGGGATTTTATCGGTTTCCTCGTGTGGACTACAGGATGCTAAAGGAAGCGGCCAAGGGTGACCACCTCCTCGTGAGCACTGCGTGCCTCGGTGGCCCCCTGGCTTACGAAGCGTTTTCACATCTCCAGAAGGTTGAGTTCGACGATTTGAATGCAAAGCTGCTGGACAATCCTGCGCTCCTTGAAAGGATGATGAATTCCGTTGGCAACGGATATGAGATGCTTGCCGATGCCGTAGGCAGGCACAACGTGATGCTCGAGATTCAGTTTAACCATCTTTCAGCTCAGCACCTTGTCAACAGGGCAATCATTGAATTTGCAAAGCAAAACGGACTTTCTGATCAGCTCGTCGTGACTTGTGATTCGCACTACTCACATCCGGATCACTGGAAGGAGCGTGAGCTTTACAAGAAGCTCGGATGGCTTAACTACAAGGATTTTGATCCCTCGAAGCTTCCTCAGTCAAGAGAAGATCTGAAGTGTGAGCTGTATCCGAAGAATGCAAACCAGGTTTGGGAAACTTACCACGCTACAAAGCAAGGTTACGATTTCTACGATGACGATGTTGTTTGCGCAGCAATCGAAAGAACGCATGACATCGCACACGAAGTGATTGGCGACATTCACCCAGACAAGTCGATGAAGCTTCCATCGTACACAATTCCTGCTGGAAAGACGGCTAACGATGCTTTGCTAGAAGCGTCGAAGGAAGGTTTGATCAAGAAGAATCTCCACCAAAAGCCAGAGTATGTCTCTCGTCTCAAGGAAGAGCTTCAGGTTATTTTTGACAAGGAGTTCTCTGAGTACTTTCTTACAACGAAGGCCATCATCGATCTTGCAAAGACACAGATGCGAGTTGGCCCGGGTCGTGGTTCTGGAGCAGGCTCTCTGGTAAACTACGTCCTCGGGATTACGGACGTCGATCCCCTGAAGTACGGTCTTCTTTTCTCACGCTTCATGGATCCCACTCGTACCGACTATCCTGATATCGATACCGATGTTGGTGACCGTGATAAGCTTCTAGGCTTGCTTCGAGGTGAGTTTGGTGAGGACAACATTGTCCCCATCTCTAACTACAACCGGTTCCAACTGAAGTCTCTCGTCAAAGACATTTCTCGCTTCTACGGGATTGAGTTCACAAAGGTAAACCGTGCTCTCGGCCCTCTCGATAAGGACATTAGGTCTGGACTCAAGCGTGACAAGATTCCAGTCAACGGACCTATCACTCCGACTCTAGAGTGGGCACTTGAGTACTCAGAATCTTTCCGAAAGCTTGCGCAAGATCATCCGGAGATTATCGAACCCATTGGTGTTCTTTTCCAGCAGAACAAGTCCCTAGGTCGCCACGCCGGCGGTGTCATCGTTTCTGAGAACATCAAGGAGAGGATGCCACTCATTCTTGCGAAGGGTGAGCTTCAAACACCTTGGGTTGAAGGTGCTTCTTACAAGCACCTGGAACACTTCGGTTGGATTAAGTTTGATCTTCTCGGCCTTGAAACCCTTCGGATGATCGATCGAACGATTGAGCTAATCCTCTCCAGAAAGCATGGCATTGAAAACCCGACATATTCTGATGTTACCGAATGGTTTGATAACAACATGGCGAACGAGGTCATCGACTTCAACGATCAAGAAGTATATCGCGTCTATGCAGAAGCTAGATGGGCAGGCATCTTCCAGTGTACGAATCACGGTGCTCAGCGACTGTTCAAGAAGGCTAAGCCAAAATCAATCGAAGAAATTGCTGCGCTGACTTCAATCTACAGGCCAGGTCCACTTGCGATGAAGATTGATAGAAAGTACCTGCAATCCAAGGCTGATCCCGGTAGTATCATCTACAAGCACCCCATCCTAGAAGAGATTCTTGCGCCTACTTTCGGTCATATCGTCTTCCAGGAACAGACTATGGCAATCGTTAACCGTGTTGCCGGCATTCCACTTGAAGAATGCAATGCGGTTCGAAAGATGATGAAGCCTCAGCAATCTTCTGGCGACGCTGCAAAAAAGGCAAAGGCTCTAAAGAACAGAATTATTGACGGCTTCGTTGGCAACGGCATGGGCCGTCACGATGCGGAAGATCTCTATGATGACATCATGAAGTTCACCGCTTACTCGTTCAACAAGTCTCATGCTGTTTCCTATGCCATTGATTCGTTCTACTGCGCTTGGCTCATGACCTACTACGAAGAGGAATGGCTCTGTGCTTACCTTGAGTCAATGGAAGGCAATCCTGACAAGCGTGCCAAGGCCTTCAGCGAGGTTGCAGCGCTAGGCTACAAGATTGTTCCCCTTGATATCAACGAGGCTCAGAAGAGCTGGACAATTCTCAGTGGCAAGAGATTCATGCCATCGTTCATGTCCTGCAAGGGCGTTGGTGAATCTGCGGTCGATGAGATCATGGAGAATCGACCTTATCATGATGTTAAGTCTATGCTGTGGACTGACGAAGGAAAGTGGCGACACTCCAAGTTCAACAAGAAGACCATGGAATCTCTGATTCGTGTTCGTGCTTTTGAATCCATGGGGGTTGTTGGAAAGGAGTTCGAGTCTTACAAGCACATGTACGATACCGTGATTCCGAACTGGAACTCTCTTAGAAAGTCGCTCAAGAGAAATCCATGGGAAGGATATGACAACTTCATGCGAGCCAGCTTGGAAAACTCAGGCATGCCCGGGTTTACTAAGAGTGAGATCATTGCAAATGAGAACGATCTATTCGGCTACGTGAGTCCTGACACGATTATTACCGAAGGGCAAATCAAGCGACTTCGAGATAACGATGTAAGGCCAATCGGTGAATGGGACAGTGAGTGGATGTACTGGTTTGTTCCCACTATCGTTCAGGAGAAGAGGACTCGCAACGGCAAGAACTATCTTCGAATGAAAGTAACTTCAAACGATGGCAACAATGAATGGATGAACTGCTGGGGCTGGGATGGAAAGACCAAGATTCAACCTTACAGCATCTGCGTTTCAATCATCAACGAGCAGGAAGGTTGGGGCAAGTCTTGCCGCTGGTCCAAGTTCAAGATCATGTAAAAGCCAAAAGCCGAACGTATAATCAGT